GTTATGTTAATAATCTATTAGGTTATTTGAAAGATGTTAATATTTATGATACTGCATTATCTTCAAATTCTATTAATTGGTTATATAATGCCGGTACTGCTTCTGTATTAGAAAATTATCCAGTTCCATTTATAACTAAAATTGAAGAAACAGTATATTTAGGAGGTACCATTCCAATACCAAATGTACCGGGTAGAGTAACAATAGCGAGATTAGATGAACAATATAGACCAAATAAATTATTAGTTTTTAATGGTAATCAAAATAGCAATATTGGTAAAATGAACTTATCTACTGATGGTTATTTAACTTTAGAATTTTTTGAACCATCTGCTGGATTTTTATCATTAGATGGTATTTGCTATAATACAAATAAATATTAAACAAAATAATATACTTATATAATATACAATATGAATAATATCTATTTATATCTTATATTTTTCATAGTCATTGTAATTTTATCATCAATTGACTACTTTGTTAGAAAGCTAAATATTAAGAAAAATATAAATGAAAACTTTTATGCAACTCCACAAGGTGGTATTATGTTATGTGACGAAAAATTAATGAAAACTAAGATGAGTACTGATTTAAAAGAACAATTGAATACTTTATGTGGTAAAGGATTAGACCAATTAGGTACAACACTTTTAGATAGAGTTATTAATGTTCAAACACCTAATACTGCTATTAGAACATATGTTACTAAAGATTTAAAATATTTTGTTAATCCAGGTGATATTATGACAATGATTAAAGATAGAACTATTAAAGTTCAAGATACCGCAACTCCAGATAAAAAAATGATGAAAACTGAATGTCTTAATGAATGTATCAAAGACGTAAATTGTAATTATGCTGTTATTGCTAATTCAGAATCTGCAAGTTCTGGTAAATGTTTCCATTATAAAGAAGGTACTAATTCTGCTAATATATCTGATTCAAACTATAGTATTTATAAAGAAAATGGTTCTATTGAATATAGTGTAGAATTTTGGCTTAAAATAAATCATAAATCTCCTAACTGGCGTAATATTATTCATCATGGTAATGATAATGGTCAACGTTATCCAGGTATTTGGTTATTCAATAACAATCAAACCAATTTAACATTTAGATTAAATACAATAGATGAAAATGGAGATGAAAAAGAACAAACATTTGATACAGAATCGTTACCATTTAGACAATGGACACACAATATATTTACAGTACGTAATAATTATATTGTTCATTATGTAAATGGTGTTTTTAGCAGAGAAATTACTGTTGGTGGTAATATTAAATGGCCTTCTGATGATACTAAATTTTATATTGTTGACCCTTGGCATAATTCATCTGGTATTGAATTAGGTTATGTTAAATGGTATCCTTTATTATTGAATGAACAATATGTTAAAAACGCATTTGATAATAAACCAGCTTTATCAACAGATTGGAGATGTATACCTAATGTAAATGTTCCTATGAGATTAGTACCTAAATCACCTGATGATAAATCAGTTTCGGAAGGTGCACCATACGATGTTCAATGTATGTCTTCAGATGATACAAATTGTCACTGGAGAGGAACTGAAGAAGAATGTAAAGCACTTATAGATAACGTACCCGAACCATTAAAACCATTAACTTGTGGTGCACAACATGCACAAAAATGGGGTGGTCCTGGGTATGAAAATCCAGGACATTGGTGTTCAATTGGTAGAGACTATTTATTTGATTTAGATGAAAATGGTGCTTGTAAAAATTATAATTTAGATAGCAAAGATTTATCAACATCTTGTTTAAATACATTATGGCATAAAGCAGGTTGTATAACAGATATTGACCCTAATTATAGCGAAAATGGTTGGTGGAAAACTAATCCAAGACGTGTCGTTGAAAATGATATGAAAGCTTGGGCAAAACTTACAGATAATGACCATCGTAGTGTATGTTATGGTCAAGATAAATCAAAATGGCCTGAAAATCAAAAATTTTATGATATGAAAAATTATGATAGAGGAGGTTATGATATTCGTTGTTTTGCAAATCCCTCTAAAGATAATAATATTTATAATGCAGATTATTGTAAATCTAAATGTCTTGAGGATCCTAATTGTAAATCTGCAAATTATATTAAACCAGGCGGTATGCATTGGGGTGGCGTAGGTGGTTGTTGCTATAAATATGAAGCTGAACCAAAATATCCAATTAAAGATATTGATTTTTCAATTAAAAAAGATATACCTAGACAATGGAGAAAAATAGATGGTGGATTAAAACAAGTTTCATTAGATGGAGATAATGTATGTGGTGTAAATAGTTCAGATTATATTTATTGTAATAGTTCAGGAAATCCAACATCTTGGAGACAAGTACCAGGTTTATTAAAAAATATATCTTTGAGTGATAATAAGGTATGTGGTACAAATGGTAATGATGATATATGGTGTAATGAACAACCATTATCATTATCTAATAATAATCAATGGAAATTATATCAAGGTAAAATGAAACAAGTTGATTTATCATATGATAAAGATAAAAAATCAGGTTTATTATGTGGTGTTGATTCCGGTACTAAAGATATAAAATGTACTAATTATGGAGATGAAGATTGGAATGTTAAATCATCTAATATTAAAATGAGTCAGGTTTCAATAGATGGCAAACAAGCTGTTGCTATTTCCGAAGATGGTACTGTATATTGTACAGAAGATATTACTATTGAAAAACCAAAATGGAATTCAATTAAAACAACAAATAAATTTTTAAATATTGAATTATCAAATAATAAAATGTGTGGTGCTGATAAAACTAATTTAGTATGGTGTGCTGATTTTAATAAAGATAATTGGGTACAAAAACCTGGTTATATGAAATATGTTTCTATCGATAAAAATAATGCATATGCTACTAATAATAATGATAATATATTTGCATTGGATGATATACATTGGAATGCTCCAAAAGGTGAACCTAATAAATATACTGCAAAATGTAGAGATGCACAAACTAATTGGGAAGTAGCAGGTGGCGGTAGAATTAATTATTTAGATAGATTACCAGTTCGTTGTGCGAATAATGAAGTATTAACTGGATTTAAATTAGAACATAAATATAATCCTTTAAACGAAAGAGAAGTTGGTATGAATTTACCTGAAAAACAAGCTTGGAAAAATAAATCAATTCGTGATGAATCTGCGCATCCAATTGGTGAAGAAAAATATAAATTTCGTTGTTGTGAAGTTGTTGACCCTAAAAAAGGTGTAACAAATAAAGTTACTGTCAAAAATACACCTACCGATAGAGTTGACGGTTGGGATGCAAGATATTTAAATAGATTCAATGTTAATTGTAATAAACAAGGTGGTTTACAAAGTTTTCTATTTTTACCAGTATATAATCAAGAAGTTGCAAAAGGATATTATAATTATCAATGTAATAATTTCAAAACACAAGAAGGTGATGTCGAATTTACAGATTGTTATGAAAAGAATACTGATTATATGCCAAAACATCAAGATTTAGATTCATTACAACAATTAGATGTGAAATGCAAAGATGGTGAAGCTATTGGTAATTTTACATTAAAACATACCGCATATAATAATCAATTCTATTATAACTATACTTGTTGCAAACCTAAAATAGTATAAACCAAAAAATATTAATAAAAATATCTCGTATAAATTATTATTTTTATTAATATTTCTAAATTAAATGAATGTATTAATTTTTATTCCTGGTTTTGGAAAACCTTTTTATGATAAAAAAATAAATTGGTTAGTCAAAAATTTATTTAAAATAACTTGTAATACAGATATTATGTTCGATATTAAAGTATGTGTTTATGACGATTCGGATATAGAATATTTAAAAAATGAAATATCATACTTTACACAAATACGAAATATCGATATTATTAGTGATAAACAGATTGTAGGTAATTTTTTAAAATTATATTGTAGTCCATCTACGTTAATTGACAACTATTCACATATATTAATATTAATTGATGATATTGAATTAACCAGCTACGATATAAATTATGCGATAAAATGTATAGATGATTTTAAATTAGATATTTTTTCACCGTCATTAACCACCGATTCAATCTATGGGACTCCTCATATGTTTTATCAAAAAGATGATTTTAAGATACGTGGTTGTCCTGCTTGTGAATTATTCTGTTACTTGATGCCAATAAACTCATATAAAAAATATTATGAACATATTGATAGTAAAAATCCTTGGCTATGGGGTCTAGATATTTTATTATACTATCAATTTAAATTAGTACCGGGCATTTCCAATGTTATTACTATGAAACATCATTTGAGAAATTCAAATAAACAAGATACTCAATCATTTGACAACTATTTAAGCGGTGAAGATGGATATTGGTATACAATGAATAAATACAATATTTTCAATGATGAACCAGTATTAAAACAACCCCCTTATCTATTCATTAAATAAAAAATATATTCCTATTAATCACATCATTTTTAATATTGATTAGTATGATTATAAACTTATAATAATTTATAAAAAATTGTTTTTAAAAATCATAATTGAGTTTAATTTATTTTTTAATAATCTATAATAATTATAATTATAATTATTTATGACAACAATTATTCTTTTTATTATAGTTGCAATAATAGTAGTTCTGGTATCAGGATATAGTAATATAAGATATTTAATGTATAAGTTATTGTTGAGATGGAAAAACATAGAAGATGTAAAAGATATACCTAATACCACATTTGATGATATGTATAATGATATTATAAAAAATAATAATAATACAACTGAATCAGACTACGATAGTATCAATTTATCAGATGTAGATACAAATTATAATATTAACATAATTCGCAAGTTTCTATGGTCCAATCCAAACGAATCTACTATTGAACTTGCAGAAATAAAAGATAAAATGCATATATTAGATTGTGGATGTGGTACAGCTAAACCAGCAATTTATATATGTCAAAATATTCCAAATATAACTATTGATTGTATTGTAAATTCAAGTAAATTATTTGATATTGCTAAAAATAATATTTATAATGCAGGACTATCAAAACGTATAAATCTTTATTTAATGGATTATGATAAATTAGAAAATCCAGTATTATCTAATAAATATGATAGAGTATTGTTTTTAGAATCAATCGGATATAGTAAAAATATAACAAAATTATTAAATAACATACATAAATTACTTAAAAAAGATGGTAAAGTATTCATAAAAACACCAAATTTTAAAAATACAGTAAATGAAACAGATTTAAATATTTGTAAAAGTGTAATTTCAATTTGGAGATATAATTTTAGTACCTTACCAACCTTTTTAAATACGTTAAAGAATACAAATTTTAAAAATAATATTAAATACATTAATTATTCATCTGTATTAACTATACCATTGTTTTGTAACCTAAAAGATTATTATAGTTTTTTTAAATTTATTTATAATAATAATGTTGAAAGAAAAAATAATATTTTAATTATTATTAAAAATATTTTGAAAAATAGTATGTTTTTATTAAGTAGAAATAACATAGAAACAATGATTAATCCGTCTATGATTGATGATACTATTAATTTACCAGAATCATCGGAAAACATACATTTAGATATACTTGAAAAGACTGATGTAATAGTACCTGAAAACATAACTCCAATAGATTCTGAATCTATAAATGATGTAGATAATACAGAGAAAAATAAAATATAAATTTAAATAACCAATATATCATATTTATAATATAATACGTTGCTTAGTGGTTTTATAAAAACAATAAATTATTATTCTTTTTATGGTTATAAATAAACTGTTTTTCTTTCAATAATTTTAAATTTTTATTTCTTATAAAGTGGTTCTCTTGGAATAGTTATAATATTTACACGTCTCCA